TTTTTAGTAACTGGAACTCAATTTTATAAATCAAATGATGGTGATAGGTTTGTTTTTCAAATTTATAAAAATTGGGGTGGTTTAAGTATTGATATTTTTACTTCTAATAAAAATATTGAATTAAATAAATCGTTTGTCAGAGATGCTATAAAATGGGTTGATGAGAATAATTATCTTAAAGGTGAAAAATTTTCTATTGGTGGAGAATTTCTTGAGGTTAAGGAAATAGGATGGGATGATGTCATTTTCCCAAATGATGAAGCAAAGGATAAAATTAAGAAGAATATTGAAAAATTATCTACAAAGTCTCCTAGTCGTGGAATGATGTTTATTGGTTCCCCAGGTACGGGCAAAACATTAACTGGGAAGATTTTGATGAATAAAGCAGATACGACTTTTATCTGGGCTTCATCTAAAGATTTTGGCTGGGGAGCTGCTAGTGCTTTAGGCATTGGCTTTGAAATGGCTAGAACTCTTGCGCCTAGTGTTTTCTTTTTAGAAGATATTGATACATGGCTTAGTGGCTATACTGTTGATTTGTTAAAAACTGAAATGGATGGGATAAGGGAAAATAAAGGTGTTCTAACTATTTTAACTTCAAATTTCCCAGAAGATATTCCAGACGCATTGATTGATAGGCCTGGTAGGTTTCATCATATTATAAATTTTTCACTTCCAGATGAAGATAACAGAATAAAACTATTAAAGTTTTTTATAAAAGATGCCGATAAGGATATTATAACTGAGTTTGCTAAATTAACAGATGGATATTCTGGCGCTCATTTAAAAGAATTAGTAGAATTTGCTAAAATGATTGCTGAAGATGATGGAATTAGTATTGAAGAAGCTCTAATTCAGTCTTTAGAACAAATGAAAGAGCAAAGATGCTTAATTCAAGATTTAAAGAACGTAGATAAGAAAAAAGATATTGGCAATAATATAGAGACAAAAAGCATTGATTTTATAGAAATAGAAATCCCGGTTAAAAAATCAGAAGTCGAATTTGACTTTGATGCTATTCAAATAAAAGATATATTTGTTGATAAAGTTAAAAAGACATTTGATGAGATCGATCTTTCTGATTTAGTGGAAGATAGAATTAAAAAAGCTAAGGGTATAATTGAATTTGAGGATTAAATTGCTAGAGATATCATACAAGAGATATTAGGCGATTATTAAACATAAAATAAAATTTGGAGGATAAAATAAAATGGCTGAAGAAACTAAAAGTAAGATGACTATTGATGAACTTAATGAAGTTATCAGCAAGGGTGCTGCTTCCGTAGTTGAAGGCGCTGTTCTTAAGTTTAAAGAATCGCTTGCTCTTGAAATTGATGCAAAAATTAAAGCCGCAGTAGAGCCGATTGAAAAACGTATTGTGGTTGGTCAGAGTGAAGCAGAAAAAGATAAGAAGGCTGGGTTTAAAACACTTGCCCACTTTGCAACTGATGTTGCTAAAGCTGCTCAGTCTGGATATCGTAAACTCTCTCCAGAACTTTCTAAATGGGAAGATAATTGTGCAACCATTAAAGCTGCTGGTTCTCCTTCTCAGAATGTTGGTGACGGCGAAGCCGGTGGTTATCTGGTTCCTGAAGAATTTCGGCAAAACCTTCTTGTTGCGGCTAAAGAACAGAATGAGTTGATGGGTCGGTGTACTCAAATTCCTATGCAGTCAAATTCTGTAAAAATTCCTTATGTCAATGGTTTCGATAAATCTGGGAACTTGGTATATGGTAACGTTGCTTGGCAATGGACTGAAGAGGAAGGGTCTCTTACTGAAAAGAATATCAAGTTTGGTTATATTAATCTAAATCTTCATAAAGTAACAGCTCTTGCCTATGCTAGTGATGAAATTCTTCGCTTTTCTCCTATGAGTATGGAGAATATATTGCGTGAAGGGTTTACTGATGGTTTTAATTATGAAATGAACAGGGTTATCCTTAAAGGTACTGGCGCTGGCCAGCCACAGGGGTTACTCTCTGCCCCTTGTCTTGTCTCTATCACTGCTGAGACTGGTCAACCAGCTACGACCATTGTTTGGGAAAATGTTATTAAAATGTATGCGCGTTGCATTAATCCATCTAATGCTGTTTGGATTGCCAACCCCAATACTCTTCCTCAGCTTGCAAGCATGTCTCTAACTGTAGGCACCGCTGGTGTCCCTGTATTTATGCCAGCGGGTGGGGCTAGTGGGAAACCGTATAATACGTTGTTTGGGCTCCCTGTTGTTTTTAGCCACCATGCAAAAGCTTTAGGCACTGCTGGCGATTTGATTCTTGCTGACATGAAACAGTATCTACTCGGTATGCTTAGTGGTGATGGTGGTATTGGTTTTGACACTTCTATGCACCTAAAATTCGACGTTGATCAGATGGCATATCGGTGGCGCTTTTACGTTGCTGGTCAAAGCTGGATGCCGCAGGCATTGGTGCCTCCAGAGGCCAGTTCTGACACAATTTCTCCGTTTATTGTAATTACTTCAAGAAGTTAATAATATTAGTGTGGATAGGCTTTGGTTTTAAACTAAAGTTGATAAGCTAAGAAATCTCCCGTCTTAGCTTCCACATTTTATTAATATCGTAGGGGGTATAATTTTATAATATAAATATGGAGGTATAAATTATGGGTGGAAGACTTTTTCAGAATGTTCATGTTGTAAACGCCATGCCTAGTGCTAGTCAAGCAGCTTATGAGGATTTGTTTAATGGTAGTCCTAATACGGATATTGTTAATCTTGGCAAATACGAACAGTGTCTTTGGGTAATTCAAAAAGCGGCTGGTTCTACTGGTGTTGCACGTATCAGTGTTGAAAGTTGTGATGATGTTACGCCTTCAACTGCGACAACTGTAGCATTTAATTATTGGACTTGTACTAGTGGTGATACTTGGTCTGATATGCAGACAGCTACTGCGTATGGGTTCACAACTACTGCTGGTAGCGACCAAATTTATGCGATTGAGATCGATAGTTCTAGACTTTCTGGTACTGATAAATATGCAAGGCTCGCCACTGATGAAACTACTGATGACCCAGTAGATGGGACAATTGTATGTATTCTTGGTGGTGGTAAGATTATCCAAGAAGTAAAACCAACAGCCATTGTTTAATTTATTGATTTAAACAAAGCTTGAGATATTTCACTCAAGCTTTGTCTTTAAAGCAGGGAGAAAATGAATAAATTAGAATATGTAAAAGTAGAATTCATTGGGGAGTGGATGGGGAATAAAGCCCCAATGAAAATGACTATATTAAAACAGAAAGCATTGGATTTGGAAAGTAAAGGTATCGTTGTTATTCTCGATTCTAAAATAGAGAATAAGTCGTTAGACTTTCCGATAAAAGATAAGATGGTAAAAGACCCAAAAGTTAAGAAAGGCAAGAATAAGAAGTAGAATGCGGAACCACCGCTGATAAACATTTGTATGGATTAGGAGGATATAATTATGCCCGTTACTTTAGTTAAATCAGAATGGTCAAGTGGAAGCCTAATTTTTAAGAAAGTAGGTACTGGTGCAACAACTGGTATTGTTTTAGGGGAAGACGCTACTGGTTTGGATTTTAAATGTTATGGCGATACTACTGGCAAATACATGCTTTGGGATCAGTCCGCTGATAAACTGATCGTGGTGGGTTCAGCCGATATGGGGACAAGTTTAAATGTAGCAGCCTATACAGTCGGTTCAACTGCTGGTGCTGATTTTGCCAGTGGTGCCGTAACAAATCTCCATGTAATCAAAGGATTAGTGGTTTACGCAAGTTAGAATATAGTTATATTGAGGGATAGGGAGCGCACCCGACAAGAGATTTAATCCACCTCTTCTCTCAATATATTATGGATTGTATAGGAGGAATACTATGAGTAATAATGTAAAAGAATATGTTTTGGGATGCGTTTATGGAAGATGGGTTGTAATTTATGCTGATTTGCCATATAGTCAGAGGCAAGGTAGGCTAGTCGTTGTAAAATGTTTATGTGATAAAGAGACAATTAAATTAGTTAATTTACAAGTTTTGAGGAGTGGGAAATCACAATCTTGCGGCTGTCTTAAAATAGAGAAATTAGTAGAGAGATCCACAATTCATGGGATGGGTGGAAGAAAATCAAGGAATAAAATTTATTCACTTTGGAAACATATCAATAGTAGATGTTCAAATGTGAATAATGGATCGTATGACAGTTATGGTGGGCGTGGAATTTATGTATGTAGTGAATGGGTGTTTGAATTCCCCGTGTTTAATGATTGGTGTTTAAATAATGGATGGGAAGAAGGTCTTCAATTAGATCGAATCGATAATGATGGTCCTTATGCTCCTTGGAATTGTAGATTTATAACTATAAGAGAGAATGGATTTAATAAAAGATTATTACAGTCGAATAACACTTCTGGATATTGTGGGGTGTCTTATAAACCGGAGAGAAAATCTTTTTCTGCAATTGTAAGAAATGATGGGAAGACAGTATTTAACAAAACAACATTTAAAACTGCTAAAGATGCAGCATTAGCAAGAGATAAATTTATTATAAGAGAAGGATTGCCTCATAAATTAAACTTCCCGGAACTAGCAATTAGCTGGTGTTTGTAATGGGTAATATTAACATCGCCATTGGTCTTCCTTGCAACTGGGATTTTTTATCGACCAAATTTTTTGAATCATGGATAGAGTTGAAGAAACCCCAACATAGTGTAATAATTGGGAATAGGGGAAGAGTAGACGATCAACGAAATTCAATAATTCATGCCGTTCTTAAAGATGGGACATTTAGCCATATATTGTTCCTTGATACAGATCATAGACATCATTCCGATACCATCCTTAAATTATTGTCACATGATAAAGATATTGTATCTGGTTTATCTTTTAGGCGTTCTTATCCATATGACCCAATTATATTCGAACAAGATGGTGATAAATTCAAGAATATAATACAATGGAATAAAAATGAATTAATTGAAGTAGATGCTATTGGAGCTGCTTCATTATTGGTTGATGTCAGTGTTTTTAAAGAAATTAATTATCCTTGGTTCGAAATGAATTATAGGTTTGGCGACGGTGTTGTAAGTGAAGATTTTGCATTTTGTTTAAAGGCTAAACAGGCTGGATATAAAATATATTGTGATACCGGTTGTGATAACAAACATTTAGGTACAATTGAAATAGATCAAACATATTGGGAGAGATTTAATCCAAGGTGAAAATTATGTTAAAGAAAATTTGTTTTGCGACTATTTTTGTTTTATTCTTATCCAGTTATGCTTTTGCTGCCGAGGCAAGGTTCTCTTGGTCTCCAAATGCAGAGACCAGCCTTGCCGGGTATAAGATCTACTATGGCACAGCGTCAAAAAAATACACTTTAGATGTTGACCAGAAAATGGGCACAATGGTGGATGGTCATGTTGAGGGCTCAGTAGGGGATCTTGTTGTTGGAACAACCTATTATTTCGCCGCCACAGCTTATGATGTCTATGGTTACGAAAGTGATTATTCAACTGAGGTAAAATGGGTGGCTCATGACCGTATCATTAAGCCAATCAATTTCTACGTTAACCCTGAAAAGAAAGTCACGATTTCAGTTTCGCCATAACTTTAGACGGGAGAGATTTAAATGTTGATTAAGTTGAGTGTTTTTGATAGGATCTTGCTTTTAAATTTATTGCCTCAAGAAGTGGACATGACTATTTATGGTATGTATCAAGATTGTCTAAGATATTTGTCTTTTACTGAAGATGAGCATGACTTGTACTCAATAACCCATCAAGAAGATGGAGAAGTTAAATGGACTAATGATTCTGAAAAAGAATTTTATATTCCTAAAAATGTTTTAAATATAATTAAAGGCAGATTAAAAGTTTGTAAAGAAAAAGATTTTTTGACTGAAGAGCACATGAGTCTTTATAATAAATTTGTAGATCAAGAATAATTAGGTAAAATTATGGCCATTGTAAGTTTAGATGATTGTCTTACATTTTTAGATATTGATAAAGGATATTTTACAATAACTAAAGCGAATAACACTCTTAATCTTACTAGTTCTAGTGGTGGTCCAGTAAATATAGATTTGAGTGATGGTACATATGATGGATCTGGGCTAGCCTCTCATCTTCAGACTCAAATGAACGCAAACACTACTTTGACCGGCACAGGTGTAATAACATTTGCTGTATCATATTCTTCTACAACAAGACTTTTTACTATAAATGCTGGAACGGGCAAGACAATTGCTTATACTCATACAAGTTCTGACGCCGGACTTACACTTGGACTTGATAGCAATAAAAGTGCGGCTCAAACTATAGTCTCAGATATTGAAGCCGGAGATCCAACTCTGATAGTTGATATAATCAGAGAAGATGTTGAAGGACTTGTTTCTGATTATTGTAGACGCGTATTTGAAGAAACAAGTTATAGATTGGAAAGGTACGATAGTAGCGGCGGTTCTATAATTAATTTAAACAATTATCCCATAACAGCAGTAGATAGAGTTGCGGTATGGATAATTGGAGTAATGAAAGTCAGAAACACTAACTCAACATCAACAGCAACTGTCTCTGTTACTACAACTGGGTTAAGACTTGTTTTAGATGGTACTGCCGATACTTCTGTTACATTTGCCTCTAATACTACTGTAACGGCTGTTGTAGCCGCGATTAACGCCTTAGGCAATGGATGGGAAGCAGAAATTCTTTCGTCTGTCTACGGTAGCGTTAAGTCCACAGAATTGATTCCTGTGTATGGGCTAAATGTGATAGACAGTAATTGGGTTGATTTATATAAAACAGACGATCATGAAGATAGTTTTTATGTTGATTTAGATAAAGCTCAAATTCGGAAATTTGGTGGATGGCCAGAAGGTTTTAGAAATATCTATGTTGATTATACTGCTGGGTATTCTGCTGACAATATGCCGAAAAATTTGCAACTGGCGGTAAAAATATTGGTGAAGTATTTTTACAATAGAAGGAATGAAGATGGGTTTGGCCTAACTCAATATAGGGTTGGTAATAATTCTGTTTTATCTGTTTTTGAAGCTGGAGATTTTCCAAAAGAAGCTAAAATGATTCTTGAAAGATATAAAAAACGCAAGGTATAGTAATGGTTGGCCATAAAGTCAAATTAGAAATACATAGACAGACATCTGTTTCTGATGGAATGGGTGGTTACACAACGTCTTGGTATGGCATTAAGACTTTAAAAGGGACTCTTATTGCTTTTAAAGCCAGGGAAAGATTTGTCAACGATTCGACAAAAACTATTTCTACGCATTATTTTAACTGTGATTTTCCAAAAGATATTGTTGTAACAGAGAAAGATAGGGCATTTTGTGATGGTATATTATATCAAATAAATTTTGTAGATAATCTCGCCAATAAGAATATTACGCTATCATTAGAATTGAAGAAAGTAGAATGAAAGCTGTTTGGTTTGACGACAAGGTTTTGGCTGCTGTTAAAACTATTGGCGAAGAAGCAATTAAAGAAAGCTGTGTCGCCGTGACAGCTAATGTTAGAGATTCTATGATTGAAGGTACGGGCAGAATGTGGCCATCTAAAGTCCCAGGACAAGGTTTGCATCAAGCTTCTGTCCCTGGTGTTCCTCCTGCTCCAGATACTGGTGATTTGAACGGGTCTATTTCTTGGGTGACATCTGGGGGAGAAAGTGGTGGGGCAGAAAGTGGAGATAGCAAAATAAGCCCAATTATTTATGGTAACAATATCCAAGCAATTTTTGGGAGAGTTGGAACTACAAATGATAACGGTGTCAGACATGAGTTGGGCCTGACATGGTATTCTGCTAAAAGGCCATTTTTGAGACCACAGTTAAAGCAAAATACATCTGAAATTTTAAATATATTTAAAAAATATTTAGGAAAATAATGAATTCTATTTCTACTGCAATTTATTCAAGGGGAACGGCTTCTAGTAATTTTAATACATCTATAGGTAGCAGGTTATATTTTGTAAAGGCCCCACAAGTTCCAGTCTTTCCATTTGTTAGATATTTTTTATTTAACCATTCTTATGACTGTTTTTTTAATTCAGTTTCTGATCAGACACAAGCGATTGATGACATCACTTGCCAATTTAATATTCATTCTAATACAATAAATTCTTCTTCTGAAGCAGGTACGATTTTAGGCTATTTAATTACTCAGTTTAATAATTATAAATTATCTATAACAGGATATAATAGTCATAGAATGGGGTTAAAGAATATATTTGGCCCGTTTTGGATAGAAGAAGATGAATCTTGGGTTTACTCAATCGAATTTAACGTTGTTATTCAAAAAAGTTAAAGTCTTTTTATAATTTTCCGATAAGAAAAATAAAACATTCATTATCGGGAGAAAAATGAAAGACGTAAAATTAGCTATAGGAGTGCCATTAACACACAATACAGTACCAGTTGAATTTTTTGAATCGTTCATGGCTATGCGCAAGCCTGATAATCACGTATTTTTTAGAGCTGGTGGTTATCAAGGACTGGCATCAATGAGAAATCAATTAGTTGACGCCGCACAAAAATACAACTGTACGCACATACTTTTTCTTGATGTAGACCATCGACATAACCCAGATACAATAATTAAGTTACTTTCACACAACTTACCTATTGTATCTGGGTTGTCTTTTATGAGGACTACACCATATTCAGTCTGTGCTTTTAATGGTATGATAAACAATTATAAAACGATAGATAATGTCCCAGAGAATGAGTTAATTGAAGTAGATAGTGTTGGCGCAGCATGTTTATTAGTTAATATGGATGTTTTCAACAAAATTAAAAAGCCTTATTTTTCTTTTATGAAAAATCCAGATCCTAACATTCAATTCGATATTGGTGAAGACGTTTATTTTTGTAATTTAGTTAAACAAGCTGGCTATAAAATATTTATAGATACGAGTTGTACAAATAAACATTTGGGGACAGTTGAAGTAGATAAAGAGTTTTCGGCAATTTGGAATAGGGGAGAAAAATGATTAAAGAGGAATATTCACCATACAAAATTATTCATAGCTTTGACAAATTAATTCAGTTTAAAGATGGAGAACAACCAAATCCATTGCAAGTCCAGATTATTCCGTCAAATAAGTGTAACAATTCTTGTTTAACATGTGCGTATCGCTTGAAGGGGAATAAATCAAATGAAATATTTAATGATAAAGACTTACTTTCTTATGAAAAAATTGTTGAAACGTTAGATTCTTGTGTTGATATGGGGGTAAGAGCTATTCAAATAACCGGAGGAGGAGAGCCTCTTGTCCACCCAAAAATTAAAAATATATTCAGAGATATATTAGATAGAAAACTAGAACTAGCTCTAGTTTCAAATGGCATGGCGTTAGATGATGAATTGTGTAAGATTTTAAGCGATTCAGCTTGGGTTAGAATATCAGTTGATTGTGCTACACCAGAAACATATTCATCTTTTAGAAAAGTAAATAAAAAGATGTTTTTCAGGACTATTGAAAATATTAAAAATTTAGTTAAATACAAAAAAGATAGTGTTATAGGAGCAGGATTTGTTGTTAACAAATATAATTACAAAGAAATATTTGATGCAGCAAAATTATTTAAAGAAATTGGAGTAGATAATTTTAGAATATCTGCTGCTTTTACCCCAGATGGCTATTCTTATTTTGATGGCATATATGAAGATTCTTTTGAGTTGGCTAAAAAAGCTCAAGAACTATCTGATGATAATTTTACTGTTTTTAATCTTTTTAATGATAGAATGAAAGACATGTTTGAGGGAGTTCAAGACTATAATTTTTGTCCTACAAAAGATTTACTTGCTTATGTAGGGGCTGATTATAATGTCTATACTTGCTGTACACTTGCGTATAATAAAAAAGGGAAGATTGGTTCTATAAAAAATCAATCGTTCAAAGATTTGTGGATGAGTGATGACAAGATCAATATGTTTAAATCTCATAATCCTGATCTGAGATGTAAAAATCCTTGTCTTTATAAAGCTAAAAATGAATTCATAAATTATTGTATCAAAGATAAACCAAAACATATTAATTTTATTTAAGGCTTACTATGAATTGGCTAGGTGATTTAGTTCAAAAAGAAATAACTGGAAACGATTCTGTTTCAAGCCTTGGATGCGGGGTATTGCAAGAGGTTATGGGGTTAAGGTGTAAATCTTTTGTTGGATTTGATATATATGAGCCTTATATAAATAAAATTAAGTTGCTGGGCGTAAATGCTATTTGTGCCGATATAACAAAATATGAATTTGGAATAAACACAATTGATGTTGTAATTGCCTTAGATATATTAGAGCATCTTGATTTTAAAGAAGCTTATAATCTTATAAAAAAGATGAAAAGAATGGCTAGAAAAAAGGTTATTATTTATACACCATCTCATTTCTTTGACAATATTAACATCAATTGGTTGGGTCAGAAAAATAATATATTTGAATGGATGGAGAACTCTCCAGATTCAGATTGGAAAGGCACTGGAATAAACAAATATCAAGAGCACAAATGTTTTATACCAGATAGAGTATTTAAAAAATTTGGGTTTAAAACATCTACAGATAATATTGACAAAAATACGTATGCGATTTGGGAGAATAAATGATACCTAAGAAAATTCATCTATATTGGGGTAAAAATAAACCATTGTCTTATATGAAATATTTGACAGTTGTTTCTTTTTCTAAATTAAACCCGGATTGGCAAATTTTTGTTTACTATCCTAAAAATATTAATAAAGAAATTAAATGGGATGGGTTTGAACAAAAAAAATATTGCCCTGTAGGGAAGGACTATTTTGATGATTTGGCTAATATAAAAAATGTGTCTTTGGTTGAAACTGATTTTAAATTAGCCAAAGAAATATCTGAAGTTCATAAGTCGGATTTATTAAGATTGAGTTTGCTTTCATCTGTTGGGGGCTTGTGGTCAGACTTTGATATTTTTTATACTTCTTCTGTAGATAAAATTTTTAATAAATTTGAAAATAAAGATACTCTAATTTGTTATCACTATAATTGTCATAATATTGGATTTTTGGCAAGTGCTGGGGATAATAAATTTTTTAAACAATTGTTTGATATGTGTGTAAACTCTATAAATAAAATAGATAATTTGCAATATCAAACAATTGGGAGAGATTTATTTACTTCTTTTTTTAAATATAACAAAAAAAATACTGAAGATTTTTCAGAAAAACATGAATGTAAAATTGATAATATTCCATTTACAACTGTCTATCCATTTGACTGGAGACAAATTGAATTAATTTTTGGCAAGCACTCTAATTTATTTGAGAATACGGTTGGTATTCATTGGTTTGCTGGTGCTGAAAAAACTAGTGAATACGAAAATATTGTAACACAAGAAAATATTGAAACCTTTGACAATTTTCTTCTAAAATTAATGGCTGGTATTAATGAGTAAAAAATATTCAATAGTATTCCCGTATATAAAAAGGGCTGGATGGCTGCATAATACATTGTTGTCTTACTATCATCATTATAAAAATAGAGATGATTATGAAGTAATAATTGTTGAAGATGTTAAAAACAGAGAGGATGGTAAAGAACACCATAAATTAAAAGAAATATTAAAGTTTTTTACTAAAAATGCCGATAAGTATATTGATATCAAGTTGGTAGAATCTAATTTTATCAATAATCATAACCCCGCTCCATTATTTAATTTAGGTGTTTCTAAAGCGAGCGGTGAATATATTTGCATAACAAATCCAGAAGTTTTTCATAAAGAAAATATTCTGGCCGGGTTTGACAAGATCTTTGACAATCAACCAAATTCTTATATAGTATGCGGTTGTGAGAATATCCACAAATTTAAATTATTCTCTGATTCCTTTGATAGTTTTAAATACGAACATCATTCTTGGTATCAACATACAAAATTTAGGAATGCGAGATATCATTTTTGTAGTTGTTTATCAAAAGAAAATTATTTAAAGATGGGTGGATTTGATGAAAGATTTAGTAAGGGCTATGCTTATGATGATGATGCCTTTAGGGACGATGTAGAAAAAAGTGGGATAGGATTTATCTTAAGAGATGATCTACTGACTTTACATCAAGCACATGAATCAACAGTTAAAAGCTTAAATGTTGATAAACTATTAAAAAGAAATAAGTGTCTTTATCTTTTGAAGAAACAAAATAAAACAGATAAAGAAATTGAAGAGTTTTTGAATAACCTATAATTCGGGAGAAATTATGGAAAAAATTAAACTTGCTATAGGAATTCCATTAGTAGACCCAACGGTCCCAGCAGCGTTTCTTGATAGTTTTGTAATGATGCGAAAGCCGAGTTTTTTATATCTAAGGCCTCAATATAGTGGAATGAATATTGCTGATGTTAGAAATCAGCTAGTTGAAAGAGCTTTAGAAAATGGTTGTACTCATTTATTGATGATGGACAGTGATCAGGTATTCCCTGTAGATACGATTGAAAAACTTTTATCTCATAATAAAGATGTAACTTCTTCTATAGTTCATCGTAGGTATCCGGGATTTGATTGTATTTTATATCGCGGGATTCCAAGTATGTATGTCCATGTTTCAGATGAGGATATTTTAGATTCGAGAGAAAGAAAAGAGTTGCTCGAAATTGATGCTACTGGATGTGGTTGCGTATTGTATAATACTGAGGTCTTTTTGAAGATAGACCCTCCTTGGTTTGAATTTGGTAGAGATGAAAAAGGAAGTCTTGTTGGAGAAGATATTGGTTTTTGTTATAAATTGAAACAGAATGGGTATCGTATTTTTTGTGATACGACTATAGATATAGGGCATTTGTCAACTTTAGAAATAAATTGGTCAACATATGCTTTATATAAACATGTGAAGAAATTGCAAAATATGGAGGGTTAAAATATGGCGACATCTTATAGAGGTGCTGATGGTAAAGTAACTTTAGGATCAAATAGTATTTCTTTAATGGGAACGTGGTCAATGTCAGGCGTCACCACAGATCTGTTGGAAACTTCAGCATTTGGAGATGAATGGAAACAATTTCGTCCGGGTTTACGTGATGGTGGGACTATTAGTTTTAACGGATTGTTTGACGGTACTGATGCTAACGGTCAGACCTCATTACGAAATTACAATGCTAGTAACACGAGTGTAAGTGATATCCGTTTCTATATAGACGATAACAGTTATTATACTCCATCAACTACTAACCCGTTATCCTATGTCTGGATTACGGAATGGAACGTAGATGCTGATAAATCACAGTTAGTTACTGCTTCATTTTCTTGCAAAGTTTCTGGTTTTATGACGTTGGTATAATTTGATTGTAATGGGCTAGGTTGGCCAACCGAAAGCAAGTATTCTGAACTTGTTGCCTATTATTTTATAATCAGTGATATTACAGAGATATTAAAAATGGGTGATATTAGATTTTGCTTGTGTGGTTGTGGTGAAATTGTAACAAATAAAAGGCATAAGTTTATAAAAGGACATTTGGATAATTTAAAAAATAAAATGTCTCCATTATATTCTTGTGGTTGTGGAGAACATGTTTCCTTTGATAGATGGAAATTAGTTTGGAATAAATATATCTCTGGGCACTATAATAAAAATAGGCCAGAGATCCATAATAAAAAGATAAGTGTTGCTTTGAAAATTAGTCTTGTAGGTGAAGGAAATCCCTTTTATGGGAAACATCATACCGAAGAGACAAAAATAAAATTAGCAATTCTTTATTAGGTAAGACTCATACAGAAGAAAGTAAAAAGAAAATAAGTGATTCTCATTTAGGTAAAAAATTTACTGAAGAACATAAATTAAAAATAAGTAAATTAGTGAAGCAAAAGAATGGAGATAAAAATCCTAATTGGAAAGGTGGAATTACTAGTTTAGTAAAAAGAATAAGAAAGCTCGATAAATATAAAGAATGGAGAAATCTTGTTTTTATCAGAGATGATTTTACATGTGAAAAGTGTCTTATTAGAGGTAACGGTGATCTAAACGCTCATCATATTAAAGAATTTGCTAAGATAATAAAAGAAAACGAGATTAAGACAATAGAAGAAGCTGAAAATTGTGGTGAACTTTGGAATGTTGGCAATGGGCAAACATTCTGTAAGAAGTGCCATAAAGAGAAACATAAAAAGGGAGAGAAAAATTTATGTGGGATTTGGAATGTTTGAACCCATCACGGGAATTTTATTGGGATGAAAATAAAACTGAGAGTGTTAATTTCAGGCTTATTCCTGATGAAAAAATGCAAGAAATTAGAAAAAAATTAGGTCTTAAGTCAAAACAGAAATATATTCCCAACACTCTTACAAGAAGAATGGACAGTGTAATTGATGTTGATGGTAATGATGATATCATGATGAAGTTTAATGATGCCATTATCTGCTATCAAATTGAGACGTGGACATTGATGCAAAAAAATGGGGAGTCAATACCTTGTACAGATGAAAATAAACTCAAATTATTTTATGGCAGTCCTGTGTTTGCTAAATGGGCTAATAAGTGTCTGGGCGAGCTACAGAAGGAACTGGACTTGGTTGAGGATGAAGAAGTAAAAAACTAATTGAGTATGCGGAGAGGTTAGCCACTAAGAAATTTGATTGCAAGACTTGTAAAAAACTTGCAATACACCAATTTCAAGACCCTCCGTGTGCTGAATGTATGCCGAGTCTTTGGTTATCTAACGGTGACGCAATAAGGATTTGGAATTTAGTAAGCGATCAAAGGATTTGGGTTGGTGGGTTTGGTGGCATAAAATCGGTCGCATTAAAACATGAGCCTATTTGGAAATTAATTGATGAATTGAAGGTTGGGGATAGAGTCAAAACGTTTGAAAAAGTTTTGAAAATTTTCAATCATATTAAAAAGATAGAAGAGGCAAATCCAAGAAATGGCTAGGAAATAATTTAATGGTTATTTCCTAGCCATTTTCTATTTTAGGGGTATTATTTATGAATTCTTTTAATTGTTTGGTATAATATGCGACTTGGCGAAATATTTATTCAATTAAAGCTTGATATTTCTCAATTTAAAGACGCTTTGTTAAAACAAAAAGCAGAGGTGGAGAGGTCTGCCCGAGAAATTGAAAGTATTAATATTGCTTCTGCTAAAAAATCTACTAGCAGTCAATTAGAAGAATATAATAAATTTATAGCTGAAAAAGACAGGGCTACAAAAAAAGCAGTTGCTGAATCTATTAGAACAAATGATAAAGCTAGTGCTGCTATTATGCAAGGCAATTTGAATTATGAAAAATATATCAGACAATCTATGTCTGATACTTTAAGAGCTAGGACTGCTTTAAATCAACAACAGTTAAAAGAAATTCAGCAAATCGATGCGTCTATTCTAAAATCAAAAACAGCTTTAAATCAGCAACAGCTAAAACTTCAGGAACAGCTTGATTCTTCTTCTTTAAAATCAAAAACAGCCTTAAACCAACAGCAATTAAAAGAAGAAAAGGCCGCTTTTACGCAAAGACAAAGATTGTCTCAAGATTATTATGCGGCTGATGCTAAGGCTCAATATCAATATTCCCAAACAGTGCAAAGAGCAGCTACTTCTCAAATGAAGAGCTGGCAGCAAATGTATGATGCTCAGGAAAGGTTCGCCCAAAAAGCCTCTGCTTCTCAAGATAAAAATCAATATAATCAACTTACCAGAGGGATTGAACAGGCAAGAAAAGAATATAATGCCAGTCTTGGGCCTCAAAAATCATATCTTCAAAATACTGTTGCTATTTCAAAACAAGTTTTGTTAGCAGCCCCCGGCTTTGCTATTGCTACCGGTGCTATTGCTGCAATGTACGCTATTCTGAGGGCTGTTAGAGATGAGTTTGTTAAAGGTCTAAAAGCTGTCGAAGATTACCAAGTAAGTATTGCTAGCATGGCAGCATTTTTAACTACATTTGACAGAAATATTAATTTAAGCAATGTAGGTGAAATTTATGCAGGGGCAAAGCAAGAAGCGACAAAATTAGTCCAAACAATGGAAATTTTAGATGCTAGGACTGTTGCAAGTGGCAGAGATTTAACTATTATGGCAGAACAATTTATTAAAGGTTCTGTAAAGATAGATACTGCTAATCAAGGCACATTGGACGGATTCACCAATATAGCAAATGCTTTAAAACTCTTGACCCAAGGCCAGAACCAAGAAATCCAAATGAGACAAGAGATCAGGTCTTTGGTTCAGGGCCAGTTGAGAGATTCTAATATTTTAGTCAAAACCCTTCAGTCAATTGACCCTGAAATAAAATCTCACCTTGTTACGTGGCGACAACAAGGTGTGTTAATAGAAAAGGTAGGCGCTTTACTTGTTGGTTTTGGCCCTGCAAGTAAAGATTTACAGCACAACTGGGCTGTAATCGGTTCTACTATGGAGACTATTCACAATAGGATTTTAAGAGACGGGTTTAAGCGGACTTATGAGAATCTTATTTCTTTAGCTGAAAAGTGGAACGCATTGTTAATGAATGCAGATGGCTCATTAACAATGACAAGTAAGGGAATAAGTAAATTAATAAGCGGGATGCTATACCTTGTTGAATTAGGCGGGAAATTTGTTTATTATTTTTCCGGCCTTCAGGCTTGGGGTTTTTTAGGTACTTTAGTAGATAAATTTAGCCAATTGGCTGATAAATTAGGATTGACTAATAAAGAAGCTGAAAAAGCATTGCAATTGCAAGCTGAAATGGAAGTGAGGAAACAAAAGTCAGACCAAATTATCTATGGTAAAACAGAAACAAGTAGTACCATAAGCTCTGAAATAATCCCCGCAATTGAGGGCACACTATCCCCATCGGATATTTCTGAAAAAACTACGAAAGTAAAAGAATATTTATCCTCTTTAAAAACAAAACTTGAAGAACTAAAAGAATCAACTAACAATTCTGCTGCTGCTGAAGCTAATGCAAAAATGATTACCGGACAGTTCGCAGAAGATTTAAATAGCTTAAAAGATGGTGGATATAATGCAAGAAATGAACTAGAGAAGCTTACGGCAGAGGTGAATAAAACAGCCGGTTCTATTGATTCTCTAACTGCTCAAAAAAAGCTTCAGCAATTAGCTGATTCGTTAAATATTAAAACTGCGGCTTTGGACAAATCTAAAGAGTCTGAAATGGCCGCGACTTTAGCTAGTAAAGAATGGCAAGCAACGATTGCTATGGCGGGGGAAAATAGCCAAAAATATGTAGATATGATTATGGCTACGTCTAAAGGTATTGATAATGAGAAAACAATCAACGACCTTCAGCAATTAATTGATAAAATTAAAGTAAAAGATTCGGCCTTGGATGAATCTAAAGCTTCTGAGATGGCGGCTTTATTAGTTACTGATGAATGGAGATTAAGAATTGAGAAAGCTGGTAATGCCGCTAAGAATTTATCTGCTGATCTTATGGCTGCATCTATAGAGTTTGATAAAAATAAAGCTGCTATGAAGGCAGACTCTTCTTTAGAAACTTTACAAAATAGACTGGAATCACAAGCATCTGCTTTTGATAAAGGAGACAGCGCTTTACAAAAATATAATAAAAATTTGGAGTTGCTGGCTGAATATTTAAAAAAAGCGAGTCCCGAAGGCAAAAAACTTGAGCAAACAATTAAAGATTTAAACGCTCAAATTCTTAAAGGAGATATTAGCAAATTAACTGATAAGCTTGATGAATTTGTTAATAAATATAATGAAAGTGGGAATTTAACTCCATTACAAAAGGGCCTTCATTCTCTTAATATAGAATATGAGAAAATGATAGAGGTTTTAAATGGCGTAATAGCTGCAAATGAGAAACTTATTGCACAAGGAGAACAACCTGTTTTCCCAACTGAAAAGGCAAAAGAATATAAAGAAGCGTTATTAGATGCTAAAAATAATGGTATAAAGCAATTAGAATATGAACATGATGAATTTAGAAAAAAGGTAGAAAGAATTTGGGAGAACATGTATGACAATCTACAAGATCTAACTGCTCAGTGGTTATATGATTGGAAATTTGATATTGATTCTTTAAATGATTTGTTTAAAAAAGCTGTTGCTGAAATGGTGAGTGCTTGGCTTTGGGGTCAGACTCAAATGCAGGTGAGTGGGAGTAGCGGCAGTTTAAGCAGCTCTTTAAGTTCATTAGGTGGTGCGGCTGGCGTTTCTTCTGCGGCTATGGCTTCTAATGGTTCATATCTACCTGGAGCATTGTCTTTAGGGAATGAGGTCTTAAATCCTGGTTCTTATGCAGCATCGTCGGCTGCACTGCAAAGTAGTGTTTCTTGGGGCCTTACCAATATGGCATCGTCTGTAAACTCCCTAACTACCTCAACTAATATGTTTGGTAATGCCCTTGATTCTGCCGCATTTGGTGTTTCCAACATGTCAAGTGCCGCCTTTGGTGGTTGGACTGCTGGTATCACTACTTTTATTGCGGGCTTATTAAATGGTAAAGATTTTGGACAATCTGCTGCTGAGGGCGCTGGCGCTGGCGCTGGTGCATATGCAGGCGCACAAGTTGGAGCTTATTTTGGTCCATGGGGTGCTGGTATCGGGGCAATTCTTGGTGGAATGTTAGGTGCTTTGGGGGTTGGCTCTTTATTTGGGAATAATAAAGAACGCGCTTATATGTATAGTAATTATACATTAGATTATAAATCTGGTCAAGGATTTGTCCAAACAGGTAAAAATACTCCATATGATAGAAAAGGAGGCAGTGCTAGTTTTGCGCCAGCGGCTGATGCATTGACAGGCTCTTTATCTTCTGCTTTGAATCAGCTAACATCAATGTTTTCTAGTCAGATTTCAATGTTCGGCAAAGCCGCTTCTAATCAATATGAAACATTTTTAAAGAATTTTAGTGCCGTTGCCGTTGGAAGTCGAGAAAGCTCTTTTACTTCTGGTAGTACTATTGTTGGCAACAAGCCAAAATCTAGCGCAATTACCATTGGTCAATATTATCAGGCTGAAGACGCTGGTGAGGCACAGGCAACTGTTGCTAATGTTGTAAAAGCATTTACTTCTGGTGTTATCACTCCCTTAATTTCTGGTAGTGTTGGCATTATGAGAAAAGCATTACAAAGTGATTTTAATGAATTAGATCTTTCTGTTTTTTCTAATATTGCTAAAAACAAAATTCAAGCCGCTTTGACAGATGCATTGGATATAATGAAAATAGGGAAAATATCTGACGAAGCAGGTCTTACAAAGGCTTTGGAAAATATTGATATAGCTATGAGTGGAATTCAGGCGATTTTTGATTATATTACACAAATTAAAGAATTGCAAGCAAGTTGGCAGGACATAATTGACAAAAATACCATGACTGATGCTGAATACCAACTCAAGCAATTGAATAAGTGGTATGAAGAACAAACTGCTTTAGCTAATAGTTTGGGCATGAATCTTGGAGTTCTAAATCAAGCATATAAAGTCCAAGTAGATCAAATTAAAGCAACGTCTCAATCTCTTGATGTAAATCCGATGATTCAGCTTGTAAAGGATTATCTTGATTTTGTGAACAATATTCAATTTAGTGACCTCGCTCCTGTTCAAAGCGTTGAACAATATCAGAATAGGTATAATGAATTATTGGGCTTATCAAGATCTGGGGATACGGATGCAACAAATTCATTGATGGATTTTGTATCTTCACAATATCTGCCATTTTTAAAGAATTTTACTGGTGATGAAACCGATTATAAAGATTTGTATAATGAATTATTTGGACCAAGTGGAACTTTAAGAAATCTTGTTGTCAGCACTTCCGATGTTTTAGTTGATGGTGAAAAAATTGGAGCAGGTATTTTAAAAGCTATTGAACCATATTTAATCCCTGGAGAAGGTGGAATTAACTTGACTATTAAAATAGGGGATAAGACTATTTCTGATCTTGTTGTTTCTGCTATTAGAAGTGGAGATGTAGAATTAATTAGTGCTATTGGGAGTGTATAATGGCGAATCAAGAGCTTTATGACTATTTAAGTACTGTTACCCCAGATTACTCAACTACAACACTAAGTGTTAGCCCAAGCGATGTCATTGTTGAAGAAGGGGAAAAATCGGCGGTGATATTAACAGGTGATGACGGAAGTGAAGAAAGAATAGCTTTATCCAATACGTCAATATTTTTTATTACTCTGAGATGGAACAATAAAGATTCTAGTGATGCCGGTACAATAATTGATTTTTATCATGACGCAGCTAAAGGAAATGGTATGTCAAGGACATTTAAATGGACTGCCCCTGCCGATGCTGGAGGTCATACATATGTTGTAAGGTTTGCGGGCAAGCTTAATAGGAGCATTTCTGTTCCTGGACTTCATACAATTCCTGATGTAAGACTAAAAGTAGTTGGTAGGATCGCTGATTAAAATGTCAATAACTTTTAATACAACAAAACAAGCTTTAGTTGATTCAAATTATAAAACCATTGACTGGTTGTTTGAAATAACTACTGCTGCAAATGTTAAGTATTTGTGGAGTACCAAAGCAGATAGTGATTTAACGACCCTAAACGCTTCTCTAAGCGGTGTTTGGGCTTCTGGCATATCATGGGCTGCTGGCATTGACTTTTGGGCTAATACAGACGTTTATGCGTTTAAAATTGTACCAGAAACATTTAGTGGCGTAACTTTAAATCGGTCTAGGTCAGAATATGGTATAATTGCGCCTAGTGAAATGTCTTTTTCTGTTGGCAATGCAAGTGCGTCTTTAACTGCTGCTGATTTTATTGATGCCACACTTTTGATAAGGTTAATCGTTGGCAACGGTACTGATGATGCAATTATTCGTTTTTTTAAATTTAATATTAGAAGATCTGAAGAAGTATATAATCAAATAAAGTTTACCTGCGAGGATTGGTTACAAAAATATTTACGTGGTGATTACCCAAATACTAAATTAGTTAAAGAATTAAGTATTAGTTCTGATGTGAACGATGATAATATTTGTGTACCAGTACCTATTGGGAAAGCTTATATACCTTTGCGTTCAATTTATATAACGAACCAAAGGTATTATTTGCTCGGAGAGGCAGGATATGACTATAATATCCATAAAGTCAGATCTCCACGAGCATGGGGGAATGCTAAGTCTGAATGGGATGCTAGTTCTTATACATTTGGCAAAACTTCTAAAACCCTGAATTCAACAAATTATTCTGTTTTTCAAGCCATAATTGCAGATAGCAATGGAGATGGAGACGCTGATGCTAATGGATTGTGGATGCAGGGAGATACTTTCCTTGATATCCCATGTCAATTTGATAAGTCCAATACAACTAATATTCATAATCCAGCAGATGCAATTAAGTTCGTTTTGCTTGATATGGGCGTACCTAGTATTGATATAGGTGATAGTTTTATTACATCAAAAGCAACATATGACAGTCAAGGCATTTTATTTAATTATGCCTATTATTATAAAAGGCCAAAAGCAGAAGTTTTGGGCGAATTGTTAAATTGTTGTCATTCTACTTTAATTGTTAATGATAAAATAGAACTACAACCTTTAATTAAAGCTAGCCAAAAAACAATTGATGAAGCTATTGTAATTAACCCCAATACTGTTGGAATGGGTTCCTTTAATTATAACCTTGTCACACAAACTCAATCTGATTCTGGATATATTTCATTTCAACAAACCAATGAAGCTCAAGACAAATTTATTAAAGTTTTGGTTCCTGCAAAAACAAGCACTGATGATATATCTACATCAAACCTAAATATCCCATTTATACAAAATTCAGATGTAGCGCAAAAAATTGGAATTTTGTATTATCAACGCCGTTTATTACAAAAAGCTAATATTTCTTTTTCTGGGAAATATAAATTACTTGGTTTAAATCCTGATGATGCTATAACAATTAGTTCTGCTAAATATGGTGGAACATATACGGCTTTGATTGATTCTATTTCTTTTACCAGAGCTAGTGGAATAAGTATAAATTGTATTCAGTTTAAAGAAGCTTTAGATGATTTTGCAGACCTATCTGTTACTACTTTAACAGTTTTAGATGATACCAGTTCTGCTCAAGTTTATTCACCTATGATCTCTGGGCCAGATTCAACAACTAGTACTGGCAATACTCAAAATACAGTTAAGGGTGTTTTTAGAATTGGAGCAGGGGTAAATTATATTTATTTTGATCCTAATGAGCCTATTCAAAAATTTGTTGAAAATGGGACAACTAGATTAAAAATAGGAGATTTGGGGACAAATGACTATGGCCTTGAAATTTTAGATTCAAATGCTGTTTCTATATTAAGATTAGACGGATCAGGAGTGAATAAATTATGTGGGTTTACTGCAAATCAATATAGTCTTACCGCTAGTAATGGTTTAGTTGGTTTAAATAGTGAAGTAACTGGGGCTACGGATTGGAGAATTTGGGCGGGTGGAGCTACGCCTTCAACAGCTCCTTTTAGAATTGATGAGAGTGGAAATAATTATTGTGAGTCTATTTATGCTAGTGGTGGAACTATTGGTGGCTTCACTCTGACATCAACAATGTTATCTGTTGATGGAGTTGAAATAGATTCTGCAAATCAAAGAATAAAATCATATACTGGAAGTAATTATGTTCAAATTAGCCCAAGTGGGTTAATAGGTTATGACTCTGTACTCGGCGTTGTCTTCCAAATTTATACTGATGGGACAGCTCCATATTTTGAAGGGAGTATTACTGTCCCAACAGGTGAGGTATTAACGATTGAAGATACAGCTACTTTTCTAGCTTCTATTGATTTAGAAATTGGAGTCGATATTCAAGCTTACGATGTGTTTTTAACAAGTATTGCAGGGTTGGGGACTGCTGCCGATAAGATGGTATATACAACTGCTGCAAATACAGCGGCAGAAACAGATATAACTCCCTTTGCGCGAACTTTATTAGATGATGCGAATAATATTGCGGCAAGATCAACTTTAGGTATTGGTAGTATTTCTACACAAGCTTCTGACAATGTTAGTATAACAGGTGGTTCTATTTCTGGGCTAACAACTCTTCAGGTTTTAACTCAAGACGTTATGCATAGTGCCGGAACTACAGGATCTAATACGACTCCGGTAGGGACAGTTGAAGTTGATTTTGGTGGTTCAACAATTTATGTTTTAGTTGCAGCAACAGCTTAATGGGGAGAAGATATGGACCAAGATAAATTAAATAAAATTCTTCAAATCGTAGGGGAATTGACAATAAATTTAAGACTTGCCAATGAAGAAATTCAGGTTTTAAAAACACAAATTAATGAAATGAAAAATAAGGTCATAACTAACGTTCAAAATGACTTAGGGGGTAATTAATGGCTACTTTTTATAAAACAACGGGGTTAATTGGTGGAGGTGCCTGGTCTGGGGGAACAGGTAATTTAGACGCTATTGACGGCGCTAGTTTAGCGGCAGGCGATGTCGCTTTAACATATGTTGCTGGTAGAGCTAGACAATATTTGTTGAAAGAGAGTGTTGGAGCTGTTGAAAATTCCCCATGGGTTATTATTCCCGATTCTAATCCCGGAAATTTATGGTGGGATTTGCATAATGTTGGAGAAGAAGGGATAAAATATTTATATGCTGATTATGCAGGCAGTTTAAGCGCTGCTTTAACCGATATCGGCGCAACAGAAACTATTTTAGCCCTTGATGTAGATAATACAGTTAGTGCTGATCTGGCTTCCCCTACAACACTGACTTTACGAGGTGTTAAGGGTTGTATAACTACTTTAGCAGATGGGGTTACATTAACAGTTAATGGGATATTAAATCTTTCTGAAGGCGGTTATTTTGATGGTACTGCTGGAGGCGGAACCGAGACATTAGTTATAACTGGTGGGGTTGTTGCTTCTCCTGGGCAGTATTGGATTGGGGCAAATTTAGTGACTGATTTTTCTGGTTATCCCGATACTGTTTTATATGCTGGATGGTGGGTTGGTATTGGTGATGGCACAGATGTTAGTACAGAACTTCAGTCTATGATTGATTCAGTTGGAACTTCAACTAATCGGATATTTGATTTTTCTGCAAGTGGTGTGTTGGGATATGGAATAGGGACAGTTCTCACTTTACCAGACCCAGGAGCAGGTTCTACTCCTAGACTAGATTGGATCTTCAGAAATGGGAAATTAGTATCAACTGCGGCTGTTCCGATATTTAATACCTACTCTCAGGTTCAGCATCCTGCTAACTGGACCAGGGGACTTGAGTTTACTAATTTGTATCTTGATGGAGGTGGGACAGGGACTAATGGGCTGGCTCTTTACGGTGTTGCACAGAGTATGACCATTAAAGAGCTTAAAGTTACTGGATTTACTAATGCAGGCCTTTATCTGATAAGATGTCTTGAAACTTCAATAGACAACGTGAATAGTTGGGACAACACAGAGTACCAGGCATACGTTGCTGATGGCACTACTATGAATTTTAAAGGTGGTGCTTATTGGGGTGGGAAGGTAGGCATCCATTTCGATGGTAATTTAACTGAAGCTTTAGCTGATGTTAACAGTGGTCCGTTTGGTGTTACGCTTATAGATGTTGTGACCGAAGCTAATAGTTTACATGGGATTCATGTTGCTGCAGGTGGACGTTATAGCTTTGTCCGTCATCATATTGAAAGCATAGGCTACCCATCTCCTGATGCCGGAGCAGTAGGTTTAAAAATTTCTAATGAAGGTGGGGAAATTCCTAGAGGTATTCTATTTGATCGTAGTTCATTTGCTACTGAAGCAGGCATCCCAGCGTTTGATCTTTCTAATTGTATCAATGTGGAGTTTTTAAGATGTAAAGACGGAGGTCTTAAAGGTGGAACAATAGCCGCGACTGCTTATTATACATATATAACAAGTGGTCAAATGTCAAATGATTTTCGTCCAGTTACAGCATCTAATATTACTAATAACTCAACAACTACAATCTTTGAATTTTTTGATAATTACAATGGCTGGATGGCTGATGAAGATAATTATATTAGAATTGTGGACAATGATTATATCCAAGTAGTCCGAGGTGGGGCAAATATTGTTCTTCGAGTTCATCAATCTACTGGTGGAACTTTAGATGCTCAACCTACATTTAATTTAACTGGCGATGGAGTTATGTCTTTTGGTGCTGGTGGAGCGACAGCAGTAGATGTAACTCTGAGTCGTACAGCGGCTAATGTTTTGTCTCTTGGAGCTGGTGATGGATTGGGAGTAGGGAATACCACTAGTAATGCCAACACACCATCAGGAGCAACATCTAAAGCCTGGCCTATTTATAACTCAAGTGGAGTTTTACTTGGCTATGTCCCAATTTATGCTGCTGAGTGGTGATAATTTAACCAAGGATTGTAAATGTATAAATTCACAAAAGACAAAAAAAGATGTGTCAGTTGTGGTAATTGTACAATTTATGGCAGAGGGTATTTAAAAACAGATAATATATGAATTAATTATGGATAATGATTTTATAGTTGAAAATAAAAAAGAGATAAATCTTGTTTTGGAAAGATGTTATTTATATGAAGCTTTGTCTCTTATAGAATATAAGGAGAATGACTATGGTGAAAAGCTGTAATGTCGAAACCTGTACACGCTTTACTGTGACTCAATGGGTAATTGGAATCGCAGTAGTGATAATGGTAGGTATGCAGGGATATATAATTAAAAGAGTTGACAAAATGGAAACTGGTTTTGGTGTTTTGAGTAATTCAATATCAATGGAAAACTTGACGATTGTTAAGGCAGAAGCAGATATAAAAAATAATGCGGCTAGAATTAAAAGTTTAGAAACAGATATGATGGATTCTATATTGAGAGAAAATGGGAGAAAATGATAATTTATATTTGCAAAAATTGTGGTATGGTTTTTGAAATTGAGAATGGCAGCAATAAAGAAAAATGTATTTATTGTGGTTGCGTTTGTATAAATTGCCAAATGTGAGAAATGGAATTATTAAAAATAGCCGATACTGTATTTTTAGCTTTAATGATTTGGAGAGAAGCTAGAGGCGCAAGTAAAGAAGTTAAGACAGGAATTGCTGCTGTTATTTTGAATAGAGTAAAAGCTAAGGCTTGGTTTGGAAAAGATATAACCGAAGTCGCTAATGCTAATAGTTATTACGATATTAGCATTAGCGCACCTAAATGGGCGACCAAAACAAGTTTCGTCAAACAGATTGATAATGTAAGATTTTATAAAGTCTGAGCCTTACATTTGGGGCATTCGTCAAGCCATTCAACCATTGGTCTTTGGCTGTTAATGCCCATCAATTGTCTAATTATCCATTGCGAGCTATTACAATTTATACAATAGTACAGAATCCACTCCTTGTCATTGCTATATAATGTTTCTGCACAGCACTTACAAACAGGAATAGCAAATTCTTGTGTTTGCATGTATTCTATGTCTCCGACTTTATATCCAAATGGTGCTACAATATAATCAACTGCTTGTGGATCTGGACAATCCCAATGGCCGTGATTTAATCCGCAAATTTCATTAACTAGATTTGCTTTCATACCCAACTTATCTATTTCATCCATTACTTTTCTCCTCTGAAACTATAGCCCAATCGAAACCTTCGTCTTCAATGACAAATGGCAGGCCAAAAAATGTATTGACCCCAGGTGTGTTAGAACTCGTTTCTACTAATTTAGGAGAATACCAAATATATTCTCCGTTTTCTTTCTTTATAAAATTACATTCCTCTAAAATTTTAATATACGTACTTTCATTAAACTGTAATTTTAAAGGAACGTAATTGTCATTCTTTAATTGGTTTATCTTCTTTATTAATTGAGACGTTATCTCCAATTGTTAATTTCCCCCTTACTTTTTCTTTCCAGCTCCCAAATTTCTTTCTTTCTCTAAAATTAAGAAAAGGTGTGCCTTCTTTTTGATATGCATGAAGGGCTTCACGATACGAAGCCCACATACATTGCTCTATAACATTCACAATAAGTGTAACTGAACATTTATTTAAGATCAGCTTCTTAGCACTTGAATAAATCATGTTTCGGTTTTTATTATCATACCATGGCAATACCAAATCTATTTTCTTAAGAAAAAATTCCCAACTTTTAGTATCTATTTCTTCTTTCCAGGTTTTTTTTCTACCTCTCTTTTTAGGGTATCTGTATTTTACCTTATCAATAAATTTACTTGGTCCTTTTCTTTCAGGTTTTCTAACTAAATCATATCTATTTCTAATATTTTCAATAATTTTATTGTTAAATAAATCGTCAATCCACTTGTCAATAAAATCAGTTCTTGCCGCATACTTGATTCCAATTTTAGTTACGGGGAATCCTTGTGATTTAATGAGTTTGTGAAACCTTACTGAGTTTAGTTTAAAACCATATTTTGAATCCAAGTATTCTAAGATTGTTTTAACTGAGGTTAAAATTGTTATTTCTTGATTTGTCATGGTTAAAAACTTTTATTTATTTCTGCTTTAAAATCTGCTTTCTCCCACTCACTTTTATAATTCTGTTTAGATTTTACCATTATACTAATTTCTTCTTCAGTAAAAGTAAGGCTTCCAAACAGATCGTAAAGATGATCTGAAATAAGCTCCTTTAGTTTTTTCTCATCAATAACAATTTTAATCTCAGCCATTTCTGTCCTCTTGCTGTTAATAGATGTCTAATTTCTATACCAACTCTTTAACTTTTGTTTCCATAACTATCTTTATACCACGTTTTCAAAATAAATGCAAGGACTAAATTTCGCAACTTCCTCCACTACATGCGAACTCTTGATTAGAGGTTGTTAAATCTTCCTTTTCATAATTTATTAATTGAGTCCAGTCAATTTTTGGGAAGGTTGAGATAGCCTTTTCATATTCTTTTTGTGTAATTTGTTGGTATGGTGCATTTTCATAACAATGATCATTTTTAGGAAAAAATGAAAGACCTCCTATTTCATCCCAATTTTTCCATATCCAATCAGCTATAGCAAAATATTCGTCATCTGTATAGTAGATTGTTTGACTTGGATTCCCATCACACCAATAATTACGATATATTTTCCATAATACTAATTGATCTAAAGCATTTACATTATCAGAAGTTATAGCATTTTCTGGTGATTTTATATAAAAAGAGAAAATATATTTATCCTGTTCTTCTATAAATGGAACACCTTGGTCAATCATGAGATTAGACAATGGATCTTTTTTATCTTGTCTGACTCTTCTAATGTAATAAGGGAACATTCGAGGGTGTATTCCAGAAGAACAATTAACGAGTTGTGAAACTGTTCCGCTAGGTTTTATTAAAGACAATTGTTTTGATTTGTTTATTTCTAATTTATTTGCCCATATTTCATTCGTTTCTCTTGCCGTTTGTTTTAATATTTCTAAGACTTCTTTTAGTGAAAATGTACCGCAAAAGCTTGAATGATCCCATACAGTATCATCGAATTTATCCCATTCTCCGCTCATTACTGGATGGTCCATAATGCCAGTCAATGAAATTCCAAGTAATCTTTCTTCTTTTATATTATCTTTCCATATTTTTCTCAAATAACGGAAATCGGTTAAGGTTGACTGGAGTGTTCCTAAAATTGCCGCCCATTTTACTTTTCTTTTTAATTCTTCTAATGAATCCTCTGGTCTTATAACAACTTCTGATAAGTTACACATTTGTCCTGAATCTCTTAAAATAGCTTCAGCGCAAGGATTTAAAATATAATCTCCTTCATATTCCCTTCCACAAGATTCTGCTTTTTTCTTTAAAGCTATTTTATTTACGATTCCCCTCTCTCCAGATTTAGAAATGTATTGATTTCTCCATTCTTTTGAGAAAGCGTCGAGATCTGGTTTTTCTGTATATGCTGTAGAATTATTAGCTAATGATCTTTGAGGAGCAGTTAACCAAAATTCCCCTTTCTTTGCTCTTCTCATTCTATCATCTGATAGATTAGAGAAACTAATCATCGCCGCCCTTCTTACTGAACCGACAATAACTGTATCTGCAATTTTACACATAATGTCGTGGCATTCTAAACTGTTAAGTCTTTGACCAGTAGCATTTTTAAATGTTTTTACAACAAAATTAAATAATGAATTTAATGGATCAGGACCACTTGCTCTTCCACCAAATGTTTTCAATCTTGCTCCAGCGGGCCTTATTTTAGATAAATCCCATTTAGGAATTTTACCGGCATAAAGCAAACTTATTAATTCTCTTAACGCTGATGCCCATCCTATTTTTGAATCTGCTACTGATATAATAGTATCACTTTTAAAAAATTCTTCTGGCACTTCAGGTAGTTTTACAATATATTGTCTTTCGACTGAAAATCCGCAGCCACAGCCGCACATAAGCAAGTAAAACAATTCGTCAAAAACCCTTGGGTTTGTTATAGCACAACCAGTACAATTGTATCCAGAGGCATTGTCTCTTTCTAAAGCCTTTCCTGATGTCATTAATGCTCGCATAGAAGGCATTGATTCTAAATTATAAATGACATTAAACATCTCTGTTTTAAAATCGCCCATAATTAATTCTGGATATTTTCTTTCCCAGAATTGGACATATCGACTGACTGTCTCTTCCCATGTCTCTCTTCTTTTTTCTTTATCTAAATATCTAGCGTATTTAGAAATATGGATATATTTCTGGAAATCATTCATTTTATAAAAAACCTCCTAAGACAAAACAAGGCAAGGTACATACCTTGCCTTTCTAAGATAATTGTTAATACCAGATTTTAAATACCGCTACTTCCGAATCCTTTATCACCCCTTTTAGTTTCTTTAATAGTATCAACTTCTTTAAAAATAACTTCTGGCAATTTCTTAATAATGCCTTGTGCAATCCTTTGACCGTGTTTGATATGAACAGGATCTTCGCCCAAATTAGTTAATAATACGTAAACAATGCCTGTATAGACACTATCAATTATGCCAGGGCCATTGGTTACAAACAAGTGATTTTTAGCCGCTAATCCACTTCTTGAATGAACTTCCATGCAATATCCTAGAGGGATACTAAATCTCATTCCAGTAGAGATCTTAGCAGGTAACGGCATATTTGGATAAATAACAACATCTTCTGCGCTTCTTAAGTCAAAACCTGCGTCTCCTTCATAATTAAATTCTGGCATTGGCAAACTCTTGTCTTCTCTCAAAACATTGACCCACACTGTCATTTATTTTTCCCCTTCCATTCCTTTAATAAAAACTTTAGTAATTAAATTATTCACCCTTGCTTTTTTAATCATATTAGCACTGCCATTGCTCTTTCCATCCCATAAACAAATCAACGCTTCTGCTTTATCAGCCATTAAAGAATTCCTGATATGCCCCGCTCCTTTACCATATCTATCCCAATTGGCTTCATATATTTCTAATGGAATTCCGTGTCTTTTTGCATATTTTTCGCCTAATTTGTCTGCACCATGTGCTCCACCACTTATTACAACTGTTATTTTAAAATCAATTTTAGAGATAGCTTTTAATAATTCTATATAACTTTCAATTGATCTTGATCCAGCTATAATTGTCCTCAAAATTGATCATTCCATGGTTCAAATTGATTTAATGTGTACTGGTCTTCAACTTGTTTCTTATCTGTAGCAATTTTAACCAAATAATCACAATATTTACTTTTGCTGTAGCCATTTCTTATCATATGTTCTAACAATTCAATTACATTTTTTCTTTTAATAATCGTTCTTTGTTTCTTTATCTTTTTTGATTTTCTAATATATGAAGAACATAAATTACTATACCACTCCGGATTTTTACCAATACAGACTCTGATCATGCCTCCATCTTCTCTTGTGCTGTCATTCTGCGATGGGATTAGACAAACCTCTAACTTGCACTCACACAATTCAGTTAGCATATCGCCAAGATAAGGAATTAAGGTTTCATCAATTTTTATAAAATATGGATCAAGAACGTTCATTAGGATGATTTTGTTTTTCTCCAATATCATGCTTTCTACATCTTTCTAGCAAAATTTCGTCATGAATACCCGGAGTATAACTATATCTCAAAACTCTTTCACAAAGATCGCCTAACTCCATTTTCCATGCCTCATCAGCCAGTATTTCTCTACTTAATTCTTCTTTTCTCATAACTTACCTCTATACAATTCTTTTCTCAATAAAATAAAGCAAGGGTGAAATATGAATATCACGTGGGGAAACGAGATTTGGTTTAATCCTTTCCAGCAAATAAATACCTGCTTCATTAAACCCAGTCATAACTGATTCAGAACAAAACAAGCGTTCATCAACATTAATGTCTTCTCTTGTTACAAAATTGAATACTCCTTGAAAATCATACTTTCTTCCAACTTGTTTTAGAAAAATAGATTCGGCAAGGTCGATGTTTTCTGATGGAGCTTTAATCCCAAAAACATCAACAACTGTTCCGCTAGTATGATTTGTTCGATAATCTTTAACGTGTTCTACTCCCTTATGCCAGGATTCAATAACACTGCTATCATCTAGTTCAACTGCGGCATGGCTATATTGACTTCTTGTCTGCCATTTGATTATTTTTGATACAACACTAATTCCTTGATAAAGCAATACTTTCATTGCTTGTTCTCCTTTACTGAGGCAATGATATTTCCAACTTCTTTTACGCCGATATAAGCCCCGGCTAAATATGCGAGCTTTTCTACAATTATGCTAATGTCTGAAACTTCATAACCAACGCTAGCCATATATCCAGTTACTACACAAACACATAAAATTGAAAATGTACGATTAAACGCATCTATTTTTGTATCCATTCCAACCCGCCCTCCTCAATTCGTTTTAAGACATTTTTATTACCTTCCATAGTCAGGTATGCTAAATATACCAATCGCCTAACCTAAGCGGTGTTAAGGCCATTCCTGACAGTATCTACAATATTTTCTTTCTTGTATTAAATTGTAAAAAGTTTTTCAATGCTATTCTTCTTTGAATTTACATCAATTTTTGTCTTTACTGGCATTGACCAAACACATTTGAATTTTATTGGGGCCTTATATTCTGATATAAAAACTTTGTGCCCTTCATTTGATTTTAATTCACACCATTCCCAAAACTCATTATGATTAAATTTATTATTATACCCAGTAGTATTTTTATATGGGGGGTCACAATAAATTATGCTGTTTTTAGGAATTTCAATATTTTTATAATCATTGCAATAAAATAAAACATCTTTTATTAAATTTTGTTGTGCTTTTAAATTTTGTTGTGCTTTTAAATTTTGCATAGCTTCATTTTCATAATTTCTGACACTTTTGCTATCTCTTCTATATCCACCAAAAAACTTAGCGCCAAAAGATAATTGAAAGCCAACATATCCTACTAACCAACTTGGATATTTTTCTTTATTCTGCCGGATCTCTTTGTATTTTTCTTCCCCAATAAAGGGAAAATCATTTCATCATTTTGCATTTCTTTTAAAAGAGCAATTAAATATCCATTGCAATCTGCTCCAATCCTATTACCAACTACTTTATCAATTATGTTTGCACCACCGACAAATGGTTCTACATACCATTGTTCTTCTTTTCTATCTTTTAAAATTATTGGCAATATGTGTTTTGCAATTCTCCTTTTACTCCCCATGTATTTCATATTAATAAACACCATCTTTATATAATTTAACCAAATATTCGAAAGTATCTTCATAGCTTTGTTTAAAGCTAACTAAGGTCTGTACTGTTTCAAAATCTTCAATAAATTCTTTTGTTGACCAACCGTAATTGTTGTTATTGTTAAATACAATTCCTCTCATTTTATTTATCTGACAATGATAGCCTACTGTACAGGCTCTGTCGTCAATTAAAATCCCATCATTTGTTACTCTAAATTTATCTGCTTCATGAATAATATTTATAAAACCAAATTTTCTTCTAATTTGTTTGTCTTTTTCTACTTCTGTTCCCGGCCATGAATGGGTTACAATAAATACATTTTCTTTCCCAAATAAAGATTGTAAGGTTTTTATAAAAGGAATTGAACCAGGAAGTACGGTGACAACATCATTCTTATAAATATCGGCATTTTTCCAAAAATCATTAACACTTCCTCCGAATCTTTCTCCCATCCAATTCCAGTGCAAAATGTCTTTTGTAGTAATATTAGTATGATAAAGCCTATTTGCCCAATCTGTCCAAGCCTGAGCTAAGGTATTAAGAGTGCTGTCATAATCACAGTATATTTTCATCTTCTCCTTCAAAACAATATGGTTTATCAAGATAAATTTGAATTATGGCTTTGTCAGACCCAAACCATTCAATGGCATCTTTTTTATCTTTTTCTGTTAATCTCCTACCACAATCTTGATAGAACGTACATTCTTCAAAGACACAGAATGTCATATTTTTATAATATTTATCTTTCATATGGGTATTCGGGCAATAGTTCTGGTCTTTCAATTTGCTCATAAATTGATTTAATAAAAAATTGCCATTCAGGTAATTTATGTCCCTTTCTTTGGTTGATAATATGTCGCAATACTTTGTAGTTTAAAACAATTTCACGCCTTTGTTTGTAACCTTGAGGTAATAGTTTCGACTTAATTCTTGACGGCATAAAATTAAGATATTGCAAATATAAACCTAAAATATGCTTTAAGCTAGGGTTTTTGTCCCCAATGTCAGTTGGGTCTAAAATACATTCTTTTTCTAGTTCTTTTTCGTCTAAATCAAAATCTTCAACAGCCATATCTCTTTTATCTAAAGTATGCATTGTTGACTCTGACTGTTTACTTGGACCGACCCGATAGGTGTCGATTTGCTTCCATAGTTCTAACGGAGCTTCAACATCAAGCCAAACAGATATGTGTTCTAAAAATTTATTGTGGCCCCCTTCTCTATTTGCATTTTTAATTAAAACTTTATCATAATGTTGCTGCCTTTCAAAAATATCACAATCGCTGCACTCTTTGTGACAATTTTTAGGGCAAAGCATCCAATCAGTTGGTTTAATAGACCTCTCTTTAAAACTTAGAGAAAATCCATATCTTGCAAATTCATAACCATATTCACCTAAAACCTTTACTTCCATAACCGCTCCTAATGTGTTGTGGGTTCTTTAAAAATTTCAACAATTGTTTTATGAATACTTTCCATAAATTGTTCACTGCCTTGAAATAATTCCGCAACAGCGTATAACATTTGGATATTAATTGGTAGAAAATCGTCATGGCCTCTGTCATAAACAATTCTCATATTGCAGCTTTCTCCATCTTCTTCAAGGGTTAGGATCAAAGCGGCTTGATTTTCTTCTAGTTCTATTTTCATTCTTCATACCTTGTGCAAAATGGCTTGTCTTCTTCTGGACTGTAGTAATGTACTTCACAAGGATCGTCACCAAAGCTAATACTGCAATCAATTGTATGACTGGCAACATCTTCGTATTCTTCAAATAAAATTGCCATGGCTTGGAGCAAGTCTAATTTTTCCTTATCTAGTTTGTCCATAATAAATTATCCTTTCTATTAATAACTGTGCTTGAGTTGATAAATTTTTTAAATCTTCGTTATTGTAAATGTAATAATCATAAATATAATTTTCTACGCTTTGATCGGCGTGATTAAGACAATCTATTTTCGCCTCATCTCTTTTCATAAATACCGAAACTGATTGTGGAAATCTAGCTACAAATTTTTCAATTTCTTCTGGTTCTCTAATCATGAATACGAAGCAATGATTTTCTTTCATCTTCATGACACAATTTGACATTAAATTGAATGGGCCTTCCCAATATTTTGTAGACAAATCTTTTAAATCAGACAAAGCTTTTCTATTTACTTCTGTTTTTTCGCCATCCCAACCCAAAATTTTTGCCGCATCTTTAACATTACATACAGAACTGACAATATCGGTTTGTACGCCTTTATCTAACAAAGCCTGGCCTATAAATTTGGCAAAGCTATCTTTACCACTACGTGGATAACCATTTAAGATTATAACGATTTTCATTTTTACTCCACTATAACTGTCTTATCTTCATGTTTATCCAATGAAAAATGTTCTTTTAAAAAATGTCTTGTCATATTATGTTCTAAGGATATTTCACTATTAACCGCAAACAACCCAACATGGTCAATAATATTAAAATTTATTTTATCTGGATCGAATGAGGTAAAGTATGATTTATTTTTATAAAAAGCAATTTCTCCATCCTGCATTATAACATCTTTAATACATAAAATTTTCATTTTTACTCCATATAATCGCAATTCTTACATCTAAATATTTCTGTCTGGTCTTTTACATAAGAGTAAAGACAAGCTATTCCGCATTCAGGACATTGAATTTCTGTTGGCTTTACTTCATAAATTTCGCCTTTAATAACGCCGAATTCTTTATCACCAACAATATCAGATTGATCGGTTATTAAAATAAATTGCAGGCCCAATTTTTCTGATATAAGTTTTAAAACCTGACTCAAATTTTTCTGTAATGTCGGGCTATGGAGAAATTTGAACTTTTCATCTAAAATAAAAATAGGTCTTGTTTTTCTCTCTAAATTCCAGAAAGCGATTGTGCAACCAATAGCTGTTACATCAACTAA